TAACATCACGGGTTACACGGCGTCTGGGGCAACTGGTACGACCAGCACAAATATTGTGTTTAGCACCAGTCCCGCGATCACGACGGCGACGATGACCAACCCAACGGTCACCAACTACGTCGAGACGCTGTACTCCGCTAATACCAGCACGGCAATCACGGTTGATTTGGCAAACGGTACGGTTCAAAACCTGACGCTGACGGGCAATGCAACGATCACAATGCCGACTGCTGTGGCCGGCAAATCGTTCATTATTATTTTGTCGCAGGATGCAACCGGAAGCCGGACAGTTACTTGGTCAACCGTGTCATGGCCAGGAGCTACCGCCCCAACGGTAACTAGCACCGCAAGCAAAAAGGACATTTACTCGTTCTTTTCTAACGGTACTAGCTGGTTCGGAACCACAATCGGACAAAACTACACATAATGTTTGCCGCATCCAAATCAGGCCGAGCAGCATCGGCTGTTGCAACAGATCCGTATTTCCCTTATGTCCCGTTGTTGTTGGAGTCAACCAGCACCAACGGGCAGCAGAACAATACGTTTCTGGATTCCAGCACCAATAACTACACCATTACGCGCAACGGAACCCCGACGCAGGGTTCTGTGACTCCGTACTGGCCTGATGGGTATTGGAGTAACTATTTCAATGGCAGTACGGATTATTTGACTGTTGCTTCAAACGCAGCATTAAATTTAACCGCCGACTTCACAGTTGAAACTTGGGCTTTTGCTACCGCAACAACAAATGCTGTTGACCAAGTTTTTAATTATGGTTTTTTCATTTTCATGTTATACCATAATGGAACCAGTTGGACGGTTGAAATTGGAAATGGCTCAAGTAATTATTTTACTTTAACTGGAACTGCAAGTTTAAACGCTTGGCATCATTTTGCAATTACAAGAAACGCAAATACATATACATTCTGGATAGATGGGGCGTCAGCAGCAACCACAACCAATGCGAACGCACCTGCCACTTCGGGAGCTACTTTAAGTATTGCTAGAAGTCAAGGTTCTAGTACTCAGTGGTTTACTGGCTACTTATCAAATTTTCGTATTGTCAAAGGCACGGCGGTTTACACCAGCGCATTTACGCCACCGACAACCCCGCTAACAGCAATCACCAACACTTCCCTGCTGACCTGCCAAAGCAATAGGTTCCGCGACAACAGCACTAACAACTTTACCATCACCGTCAACGGCACTCCCCGCGTCCAAGCATTCCAGCCGTTCTCGCCAACGGCATCCTATACCGCTGCGGCGTATGGGGGGAGTGGGTATTTCAATGGCAGTACGGATTATTTGACCGGAACCAGTCCAGATTTATCTGGGACTTGGACCATTGAATTTTGGTGGTATCCAACTAGTGTTTCCGCGCAACAAACAATTATTTCGTTTAACGCAGGATCTTATTCTGGAGTAAATATTCTTTGCACCACTTCTGGGCAATTAACTGTTGACAACGGAGTTACTGCTCAATCGTCATTTACTACTGTCGCATTCAAAGCAAACCAATGGAATCATGTTGCAATAGTAAGAAACGTAACAACAACCACGGGTTACATCAACGGTGCTGTCGCGGGAAGCAACTCGTTTACGCCGTTAACGACAAACTCGTTTTCCATTGGAAGATTTAATGTCTCTACATATAATTATGTAACTGGTTATATTTCAAATCTTCGGGTTGTTAACACAGTAGCCGTTTATACCGGCGCATTTACCCCACCAACGCTTGCCCCATTAACAACTGCTGGTTCCACAAGTGCGGCAAGTTACTCAAGCACGACCAACGTCAACACAAGTTTTGCCGGATCTAACACCAGTCTGCTGACCAACTTCACCAACGCGGGGATCTACGACGCTGCGGTGCAGAACAATGCGATCACGGTTGGAGATGCACAGGCGTCAACCACGCAATATAAGTGGTCGCCCACAAGCATTAAGTTTGATGGGACCGGGGATTATTTGACAATGCCAACCACGAACATCCCAGCGTTAGCTGGGGCGTTCACAATTGAGGCATGGGTTTATTTTTCTGCTATTTCTGGCACAGCTCAGACGTTATGTGGAAAATGGAGTGCATCTCTTTTGGGGTGGTTGATTCAGATTACAAGTTCAAACGTAAGTTTTTCTTATGGTAATGGCACGACGTTTACCGCTGCTTTAAACTACGCAACCACCCTCACATCTGGGACTTGGTATTATTTGGCAATTACCAGAAACTCTAGCAATTCGGTGCAAGCGTATATAAACGGATCTGCCATTGGTTCTGCGCAGACGGCTTCCGGATCATTAAATTCAACAGCGGCGTTTGCAATTGGCATTAACCTTGATGGAACGCAACAGCCATTCAACGGGTATATTCAAGACTTACGCATAACCAACGGCGTTGCTCGTACCATCACAACGCCAACAGCAGCATTCCCAACGAGGTAATTATGCAGCTCGCTAATCAAGATCTGGTCATCAAAGACCACACAGAATGGTTTCCTAATACATCGTTTGGCGACCGCGGTCCATCGCTAGAGTGGATTGCCGAGCAGGGTTACTATGTCATCTCAGTTTGGAAGCCATATGATCACGCAACTGAAAAGTTGGTTTCTGCCGCTCCGCATCTTTATGATGGAATGTGCTGTTTGGTTGCCGTGGAGCCTTTGACTGCTGACGAGCTTAAAGCGCGGGTTGACACTCAATGGGCCGTAATCCGTAGCCAGCGCAACCAGATGCTCAAGGACACGGACTGGACGCAAGTGGCTGACGCTCCGGTGGACAATCTGACTTGGGCGGTCTACCGGCAAGCGCTGCGGGACATTACCAAACAGGTCGACCCGTTCAACATTACCTGGCCGAAAGAGGGCAAGAATGTATAACTCGCCATTTACCCCGTTTGGGCCGACGTATCTTGTCGGGACGTCATCCGTGCAAGTGGCGTCAAAAAACAATGACAATCCATCGAGCTATCGAATCCGCAACACCAGCGCTTCGGTGCAATACATCAGTTGGGTTCCGGCTGCGCCAGGCAATGCAACGCCAACCATCACCGTGACGGCTCCAACAGCCGGCGTGCCATCAGCGGCAACGCTTGGTTTCTTGCCGAGTTCGGTTGAGGTGATCGGCGGGATTCCTCCGAATGCCTGGTTCAAAGCTGACGCTGCCGGCGCGTTTGAGGTTACTCCGGGCGAGGGACTGTAATGGCACTCAGAGCAACATCTGGCGGCAGCGGTGGTGGTGGTGGCTCTGGAACCGTCACCACCGTATCTGTTACTTCGGCCAATGGTCTTGCCGGAACCGTTGCCAATCCAACAACGTCGCCAGCGATCACGCTATCGACCAGCATCACGGGCGTCCTGAAAGGCGATGGCACGGCCATCAGCGCGGCTACGGCTAACACCGACTACCTTACACCGCCAAGCGGCACGGCGCTTCTCAAAGCGGGTTCTGGCGGTGCTTTGGCTAATGCGGCAGCAGGTACGGATTACCAGGCTCCGATTAGCTTAACCACGACCGGGACGAGTGGAGCGGCGACGTTTGCCGCTAACGTGCTTAACATTCCAAACTACGCTGCTGGCGCTGGATCTGGAACGGTCACAAGCGCATCGGTTGTCTCTGCAAATGGTTTTGCAGGTACGGTTGCTACGGCTACCACGACGCCAGCAATTACGTTAACCACAAGCATTACCGGCGTGCTGAAAGGCAACGGCACGGCACTCTCAGCGGCTACTGCGGGAACGGATTATCAAGCTCCGGTCACGCTTACCACGACTGGATCAACAGGCGCGGCAACATTTATTTCTGGCACGCTAAATATTCCCAACTACAGCGCGGCTGGAACGGTTACTAGCATCACGGCTGGCACGGGATTGAGCGGTGGCACGATCACCAGCAGCGGCACGATTGCGATTGATTCGACGGTTGCAACGCTGACTGGCAGTCAGACTCTAACCAATAAGACAATCACGGGGCTTACAAGCGCTTCAACAGTTCTTGATAGCGCAAGCAACCCTTATGCGGTTGGTTATCGCACGATGCCGCAATCGGGCAATACAAGCGGCACGTTGGTGCTTTCCGATAGTGGCAAGCATTACTACCTCACGTCTGGCGTCACGGTTCCGTTGAATTCATCGGTTGCTTTTGATGTTGGCACGGTAATCACAATTGTCAGCAACAGCACGGCAATCACGATTACTCCAGCGTCTGGCGTTACGTTACAACTTGCGAATTCTTCATCTGCTGGCACGCGGTCATTGGCAAGCAACGGGATTGCAACGCTGGTGAAGGTTGCAGTTAACACTTGGTACGTTTCGGGTACGGGCGTTACATGAGCGGTTTTTTGGGAATTATGTTTTCGGGTGGCGGCGGTGGCATTACGCCACCGCCTGTTACCCCGTCTGAATATGTTTCGTTTTTAGGATATGGGGCCACAAATGCAATCAAAGCATATCCTTGGAATTCAACGACTGGATATGGTTCGATTTACACATCGCCAACCACAGTTCAACCATTTGAACAAGTTTCTTTTGTACCAGACAATTCAACTATTTCTGTTTCAGCGGTAACGGCTCCGTATTTTTCAGTTTTTCAATGGTCAACGCTTGGATTTGGAACAAAATATGCAAATCCAGCCAGCTCATTAAGTCCTGTTGGGAATGGCGCAGTTTCTTTTGTTTGGTCAAAAAATGTTGACGCTCTGTTGACTGTTAACCAAGCATCTGTAGATTCAAGGCCACAAGCATGGGCTTGGGATGTTGTTAACGGGTTTGGAACCAAATACGCCAACGGAACAACGATGACTTATGCTCGAGGCATGACCTTGAGCGGTGATGGGACGTTGGTGGCGTTTTCTTCAAGTCCTGACAACGCGATTCATTTGTATCCCTGGTCATCGTCTGGCTTTGGCACAAAATACGCAAGTCTAACTTTCAGCGTTCAGTTGGCTCAAAGGCAGTCACTTTCCTTTAATAAAGTGACAAATGACATTGCGACTGGCGCCACGTCATCGCCATTTATTTTTGCCTATAGCGTAAGTTCTGCTGGATTTGGCACGCAATATTCAACTCCGTCAACGGTTTTACCAGCCGGAACAAATGGTTTGCAATTTAGTCCAGACGGTTCGGTCGTTGCAACGGTAAATTTTGGCTATCCTCCTGTTAACGTCTATAGATGGGGCGGCGGGTTTGGTTCAAAATATTCTTACCCGTCGTTTGAATTTGTTGGAAGTCAAACAATGGATTGGACGAGCACTTCAAATGCAATCGGATTTACGTCAAGAACCCAAAGTCCATATCAAGAAGTTTACAGATGGTCTGCGGCTGGATTTGGAACCAGATACAACCGACCAGCAACTTCTGTAATCTATGCTACCGGTATTTCTTTCTCTAACAAATCAAGGTAAAAAATGCTTACCAATCAGGAAAAACAATCTGGTTTTGTGATGAATGCTTTTCATCGTGAAATGGAAATCTACGGCTACCAGATCAACATCGACAACTACACGACCATGTTGGCAGCATTACCGGATGATGCTTGGCCAGCCGATCTTGAGGCATTCAAGACCGTCAAAACCGAGGATTTGCCGCATGAGTTGAGCGACGATCAGGTTACTCAGATTGGCGATTATCAGTACCGCGACCGTTTGCGCGTTCTGGTTCGTACTGAGAAGGCTGAACAAAACAAGTCGATCCGCATCCGTGACGTGCTCAAGGCACAGATCGGCGCAGACTACGACTCATTGGTTGCTGCATTCAAGGCATCACAGGCTCAATAATGGCAGTCAAACTATCTCCGCTGGCTGGCGCTGGTTGGCAGTTCTTCGATAATCTCGGAGTACCGCTGGCCGGCGGTCTGTTGTACACATACACGGCAGGGACAACGACGCCACAAGCGACGTATACCAGCGCAGCGGGGACTATTGCCAATTCCAACCCGATTGTGTTGGATGCCGCAGGGCGCACGCCAAATCAGGTCTGGCTAACGACGGGTGGTGCTTATAAGCTGGTGCTACAGACCAGCACAGCGGTCACTATCGGAACTTACGACAACATCTCTGGCATCAACGATTTGACGGGTCTGACGGGCGGATCGTCAATTCTGCGTGGGGATGGATCTGGCGGGATTGCAAACGTCACGGTCGGATCTGGTCTGAGCTTTGTTGCTGGGACCCTTTCAGCAACTGGGCAATCGTTGCCAAGTAGCGGCGGCGGTTATCTTTATCGTGATTCTGGAACCTCAGCGCTTAACTACGACGCGATCATCAAGCGTGCAGCGTTGCCGGTTGCCACGACTGCTCAGATTGGGGCGTTGCGTCCTGACGGCACGACGATCACGATTGGCGGGGCCAACAACGAGATTATCAGCGCTGTTTCTGTCACTCCAACGGTCAGCACCGGCGTTCTGCAATTTAGCTTGTATTACAAGGTCACCAGCGGATCAGATACGTTTACCGTGCCTGCCGGTGTCACTCGGCTGCGAGCCACGATTGGCAGCGGCGTTTACTCAAACGGCACGACCGTAATTTACACGGTTGCGGCTGGGTTTGTTACGGTGACGCCTGGTCAAACGATTGCGGTTACCGTTGCATCTGGTGGCGGCAATACATCGCTTGGTGCTTTTCTCACGGCGCAGGGTCCGGGCACCAGCAGCATTCCAGGGCCGGCAGGCGGCACAGCGCTGAATTCAACATTCTCAATTGGGTCAGTCAATTACATCGGCAAGAGTTTTGACGGGACGCTGGCCAACGAGTGCCGAGGAACAACCAACATTGTCCCGGTGCAGGCGTTGTTTGACGGGGCGTCTCCTCCGACGTTGAATGGCTACGTAATCATTGAGTATTGATCATGACTGCGCCAATTGAAATCATTTCGCGGTCTCTGAAAGACATCGGTGCGCTCGAGGCTGGTGAGACGCCAACCGCTGACGCAGCTCAAGACGCATTCGATATGCTCAACGACATATTGGATCAATGGTCTAACGAACGAATGATGATCTCCTACCAGACTGAGATCATTTTTCCGACTGCTACCAATCAGGTGCAGTACACGATCGGACCAGGTGGTCAGGTCGGAGCAGTATTTACCGGCTCCATCTCCGGCACGACGTTAACGGTTACAACTCTGACCAGCGGCTCGGTGCAACTCGGGCAAACGCTGGTTGGCACGGGCATCGCATCTGGCACGACTATCGTGCAATTCAATACGGGCGCTGGCGGCAACGTCAATCAGGCCGGCACATACACTGTCAGCACAAGCCAGACGGTTGCCAGCACGACGATCACGGCAAGCTATCAGCGTCCAGTCAGCATCAACAGCGCATTCGTTCGCGTGATCAACCAGGCCGGCGGCGGCGGTCAATCGCAGAACTCGCTGGATTATCCGGTGGCGTGCATTGGGCTGGATCAATACGAGCTGATTGGACTCAAGAGTCTTAACGGACCCTGGCCAAAGGCGCTCTACTACCAGCCGGCAGAGCTGCTGGGCACGATCTATTTGTGGCCAGCTCCGGCGCAGGGCGAGATGCACGTGTTTGCCGACACAATGTTCCGGCGCTACGGCAACTTGTACGAGTCAATTGCGCTGCCACAGGGCTATCTGATGGCTCTGCGCTGGTGCCTAGCCGAGCGTCTGTGCCCAATGTACGGCAAGGGTTCTACAACTCAGCTCGCAATGCTAAATGCGTATGCAGCGCAAGCCAAAGCCACGCTCAAGCGCACTAATATGCGCCCGAGCCTGACTGCTCAATTTCCTGACGTGCTGTTTAGCGGGAAAGCCAAGGATGCGTCTTGGATTTTGACGGGTGGTTTCGTGTAATGGCTGACTTCGGTTTTGTTGGGGCGTCTTACGAAGCGCCAACTATTTACCAGGATGCACAAGAATGCATCAACTGGTATCCCGAGGTTGACATTGTAAAACCCGAAGGCGCTCGAGGCGTTGTTGCTTTGCTGCCGACGCCTGGTTATCGCACCATCGTCACGCTGCCAAATGGTCCCGTGCGTGGAATGCGAACCATGACACCGTTCGGTCAGATGATCGCGGTCGCTGCGAATAAAGTCTATTTGATTCAAGCTAACTGGTCGTATACAGAGGTAGGAACGCTTACAACCTTATCTGGACCCGTGAGTATCACCGAGACTCAAACGACTGATGACGGGGTTAACAACGGCACCGTGGCGTACATTTCTGATGGCGTTGCGCGGTATTTCTACAATCTGACGACTGCGACATTTGCCCAACTGACCAGCGATGGGTTATGGGCTGGTGCAACGGTTGTTGATTATGTGAACGGCTACGTGGTTTACAACAAACCCGACAGCCAACTGTTTACGGCAACAGATGCAGGTTCTGTCTACAACACCGGCGGTTTGTTTGGGCGCAAGGACGGTGGATCGGACAATCTGGTTTCGATCTTCGTTGATCACCAGCAGCTCTTTCTGTTTGGCGAGTTTACGACCGAGGTCTGGGTTGAGTCACCGCCACCAGATCCGACAATTGCCAGTTTCCCGTTTACGCCGATCAGTGGCACGTTTATCCAGCACGGCATCAACGCACCGTTTAGTGTAGCGCGATGGGCTGAGACGTTTATGTTTGTCACGCGGGATCTGCTTGGTCACGCCACAATCGGCACAATCAACGGTTACCAGTTTGTCCGGCTGTCAACGCACGCTGTCGAGAACTCGCTGATTGGCTACGACGTCTCTGACGCTATTGCATATTCCATGCAGATCACGGGGCATGAGTGGTACATCGTCACATTCCCACAAGCCAATCTCACCTGGGTTTACGACTCCACGACAAAGCTGTGGTTTAAGTGGATGAGCTTGGACTCGTTTAATAACTTCCAGCGCAATCGCGGCAATTGTGCGACGTTCTTTAACACGTATAACCTCGTTGGCGACTACCAGAACGGCAAGATCTACATTGTAGATACCGAGGTGTACACCGAAGCCGGCAACCCAATCCGACGATTACGTCGGACTCCGCACATTGTTTCCGACTTTCAGAGACAGTATTTTGAGGAGCTTCAGATCCAGTTTCAGCCTGGCGTTGGGCTGAGCACAGGTCAAGGGCAAGACCCACAGGCAATGCTGCGCTGGTCGAACGATGGCGGATCCACTTGGTCCAACGAGCATTGGACGTCAATCGGCAAGATTGGTAAGTACCAAAACCGAGCGATCTGGCGTCGGCTTGGCATGGCCAGAGATCGTGTTTGGGAAGTGTCGATTAGCGATCCGGTCAAAGCAGCAATTGTCTCTGCCAATCTCAAAGCCAGCGTTGGTGAGAACTGATGGCAACGTCATATCTACGCTATCCACAATCGCCATTCCTAGATCCAGTCACCAAAAGACCGGCTCGAGAATGGTTGATCTGGTTGCAAAACCCTAACGTCAGCACGATCACGGTCGGCGTTGGGCTGGTCAATACTGTTTCCGGCGGCACGACTGGATTGACTCCGGCGACGGCAACACCAGGCGCGGTTACGTTGGGCGGCACTGTAAACGTGGCGTCTGGTGGTACGGGCGCTAATACGCTTACCGGCTATGTGAAGGGCGCTGGCACGACACCGCTAACGGCGAGCGCAACGGTGCCAATTGCCGACGTCTCTGGTGCTGGCACAATGGCCACACAAAATGCCAGCGGCGTTGCTATTACAGGTGGATCAATTGCTGGCACGTCAGTCAGCGCAACCACGCTCACAACGTCTAGCACGGTAACAATCAACAATTTAGCGGCGGCTGGATCGCACACAGTCATTGCGAAATGGTTGCCGGTTGTTGCTGATGGGACAACTTATTATTTGCCGCTGTATACTTAATGAAAGTCGATGATTTTGTGAAAGGGATTGCTGGCCGATTTGATGCCGACCCACAAGTGGAGCATCATTTTTCAGGCGGCATCTATGCCAAGCAAATGTTTATCCCGAAGGGATACGTTGCTGCGACCCACAAGCATACTTATTCCCATTTGAGTATACTGGCATCGGGTCAAGTCATTGTTTCGACTGATGATTCTGTCGAAAGTTACAACGCTCCAGCGTGCATAGAAATTCAAGCCGGCACGCACCACAAGATTGAAGCGTTGCAGGATTGCGTATGGTTTTGCATCCATGCAACGGATGAGACAGACGAGAACGAAATTGATGCTGTGTTAATCAGCAAAGGAATTTAATCATGCCATTTGTTGCTTTAGCCATTGGTGGCAGCGCACTACTCGGGGCCAGCGCATCACGCAGCGCAGCTAACGCGCAAGTTGGCGCGGCAAATCGTGCGACCGATCTTCAACGCGAACAATTCAATCTAATCAATCAGCAACAAGCCCCGTATCGCGGAATTGGCTACACGGCATTAGGTCAGATTGGTGGGTTGCTTGGTGGTCAAACGCCAATGTATGACTCTGAAGGCAAACCGATGCTGGACGCCAACGGTCAGCCAATGATGCAGACTGGCACCGGGTATTTGACCAAACAGTTTGGACCCGAAGATTTAAAAACAAATCTGTCTCCTAGCTATGAGTTTATGCTCAAAGAAGGACAAAGGGCGGCACGGCAACGCTTAAATGCCGGCGGCAGCGGTGGCAGCGACATTGACCGTGGAATCACTCGGTTTGCCGAAGATTACGCAAGCACAAATTACCAAACAGCGCTTAGTAATTTTTTGAATCAGCGTAAAGACATTTACAATACGTTGGCCGGCATCGCTGGCATTGGTCAAACAGGTCAAACAGCCACCAACCAAGCAGCGCAGACTTACGGAACCAACGCCAGCAATCTGATTACTGGGGCTGGCGCAGCTCAAGCTGCCGGTCAGGTTGGCGCAGCAAACGCTTACGGTGGCGCTTTAAGCAATCTGGGTGGCATGAGCTACCTATCGAACTTGACACGTCAGCCAGCGCCAATTCAGACGGGACCAACGTCACCAGCGCTTCAAGGTTCTTACGTTCCGATCATTGGATAAATCATGCCACTTGATCCAAATATCTCCCTCGGCGTTAAGCCCGTCGATTTTCTTGGGACGGCAGGTAATTTCCTGAACTTGGCTCGAGGCGCACAAGCGCTTCAGCAAGAACAGGCAATGAACCCAATCCAGCAGGAAAAAGCTCGGATTGAGCTTGGGATTGCTCGGGACACGCAAGAAGCTGAGATCGCTCGACAGAAAGCGCTGAGCGGCACAGCGGTCACAGGGGAAAAGGCGGCAGGAAAGGCTTTTGCAGGTAGCGTTGAGCAGACGCTGCGTAACAATTTTGCGCCGTTGATGCAGTTAAATTCATTTGCCAATCCTGCTGCAAATCCTCAAGCAGCGATCAGAGATGTTATGAATGCAAAGCAGCGAGCAATTGCCGATGGCGCTCCTGCTGATGCTGCTGAATATTTTGCGGCATCGTTGTATAGCAAAATTGCAGAGTCTCAAAACGCTGGCGATCCGACGCCGGTTAAAGAATGGATGTTCCGCAATTTGATGGCATCGCAGACGCCGAGCGCACAACAGCAAGCGTTTGCACCGTATGGCGCACCGCAAGTCAGTTTTAGTGGCGTTCCTGGTAGCGTCGTGGCCACGCCAGAAGGCGCGCAGTTTGTGCCGACGATGATTGAGCCACGTCCAAGGCAACCGGCAGGGCCACAGACGGGCGGCGTGCCGTTGTCAACGGGCATTCAACAACGCGCTATGGATCTGGGCTTGTCTGAGACGGCACCAGCCAACAAGCAGGGCGCTGGCGTCCCATTAATGCAACCAGCAGCGCCGACGCAGCCACAAGGCGTTACTGCTGGCGCTATGACCATGCCGGCTTTGCGCTATCCCGTAAGGACTCCTGGTCAACCATTTGCTCCAGTCGTGGGCGAAGAAGCAGACCGAGCTGCGGGTCAAAAATACGTTGGCGATTTAGTGGCAATGCAGCCGGCAATGACTTCAGCTCGGCGCAGCATTGAGGAAGTTATCGACAAAGCCAACAAGATCCAGCAGCAGTCGGTTTTCCAAGCCGGCGCAGCAGGAACAATGGAACGTAACGTGCGCGGGTTCTTCGGCAGCGAGGATTACAAGCAACTGTCAAAAGATCTTGCCAACGTGCAGATTGGAATGATCCAATCTAAGGGTGGCTCAATGGATACTGTCTCGGGGCAGTCTCTTGCTAGGCACGCTAACGGTGATGAGACCTATCCTCCCAATGTGCTCAAGTCTATTGCCAGACGGTCCTACGCTGACGTGCTGGCAACCGAGCTGGAAGGCAGGGCGGCGGCAAACTTCGCACAGAACTTTGGTGACGCTAACCACAACGCATTCAAGCAAACGTGGTCCAAGAATGCCGACTCTCGCATCTTTGAGATTATGGCGCTGCCGAAGTTGATTCAAGACAAGGCTGAGCGCGTCAAAGTGGCAAATGAGATCTTGAAGAATGCCACGCCGAAAGAGCGCGAAGAATTCAACCGCAAATATCAAAACATTCTGCGTCTTGAGCAAACTGGATCTCTGTAATGGATGAAGTCTCAGAACTGATTCTTGGGAAGCCATCCAAGACCGTTGTCACCGACCAATTGCTGGACGCTGTTAAGGCAGTAGAAAGCGGCGGCAACGCTCGTGCAGTCAATCCGCAATCAGGTGCTATGGGTGCATACCAATTCATGCCTGGTACGGTCAAGGCGTTGCAGAACCAAGGCGTCAAGTTTGATCCATTCAACGAGCCACAAGCACGGGAAGCGGCTAGAGGTTATTTGCAAACTTTGCTAGACAAGAACAACGGCGATGTTGATAAAGCGCTGGCGCAGTACGGTGGCTTTGTTACGAAGGACCCATCTGGCTATATCGGCAAGGTCAAGTCTAAGATGCCGGCAGCGCCGACTGACGAGATTAGTTCACTAATTCTTGGCACCGAAAAAACGACAGAGCCAGCAAAGCCGGTACCGCCAAAGCTGTCAGAGCTGTCGCCGTTTGGATCTCTGGGCGTCCCTGAAGGGGACTTGGTACGCAAGGCAATGAAAAAGTACCTTGCGCCAAAACCGGCTCAGACGGCTCCAGCAGCGACAGCGCCGGCAACAGCCACCGCTCCAACAGCAACGCCAGATCAAATCCCAGGTTCAATAAAACAAACAAGGGTTCAAGATCCATCTTTGCTTGAAAGAGTGATTGCTGGTCCAGAAACTGCCGCAAGAATGATTTATGGGGCGGGAACAGCGTTAATTGCCGCTCCAGTTGGCGTAGGCAAAGAAATATTGACCGGGACTAATAAAGAAGAAACCGCTCGACAAATTATGGAATTGGGAAGCGATGTCCCAATGAGTCGGGGAGCACGCGCTAACCTTGAATCTTTAGGGAATTTAACATCTAACCTTCCTGCGTTTGTTCCTGCAATTGGACAGGCTGGGCAAATCTCACAAGGGCTCAAATACGCTACCGGAAGGAGCGCTTTAACAGCAGAACAGGCGTTGCGCGATCAGTTTGCAGCCAAGGCACCGCCACCGCGGGTTGAGCCAGGCATCGGCGCACCGGCGGCACCAACCGCACCAGGCCAACCGAAACCGCGGGTTACTTATGCTGAGCTACAAGCGCAGCTTAAAGAAAAACAAGCGGCAAAGGAACAAGCGTTCCAAGATCTTGCCAACGCTCCGAGCTTGCAAGAAGCTCAGGCACGTGGGACGTTGGGCGCAGGGCTTGCACAACCAATTGGCGGGGCTGGAGCGACTCCAGGCAGCGTTGGTGCGGCAGCGGTTGACACGCCACGCGCTCGAGCTGAGAAAGCCGGCAATCTGCCAGTGCCGATCACGATTGATCGCGCTCAAGCAACGCGCAACCCGACCGACGTTAAGTTTGCTGGTGTTGCTGCCAAGACTCCTCACCTGGCTGAGCAAGTGTTTGAGCACTATGCAGATCAAAACGCCAAGGTCCAGCAGAATATGCAAGCCGGCATCGAGGCGACTGGCACGCAATCTCAAGGCGTTTCACCGACCGACTTTGGCCAGCGCGTCAAGACCTATGTGCAGGGCATCAAAGATGCACGTATGGCAGACATTCGCAACCAATACGCAGCGGCAGAGGCGGCGGGTGAGCTGGCACAACCAGTTTTCTACCAGCCGGTGCTGGACTTCATAAACAAGTCAACGGCCAATCGTCCAACTCGCAAATCTCAGAATCCGTTGTACGGGATTATTGAGGAGGAATTTGCAGCTAACGATCCAAGCGGCACTCGGTCGATTGGCGTGCGACAGCTCGAGGACATTCGGCAGCTTATCAATGATGAGACCGACTGGACGGACAAGCGTCAATCGGCATTGTCGACCAAGACCAAACGCTTAATTGACAGCATCACCGAAAACGCTGGTGGCGATATTTATAAACAAGCCAGACGGCAGCGAGCGCAATGGTCTAACGACTTTGAAAACCAAAGCACGGTCAGATCAATCAATCAAATTAAGAAAGGCACGACCGATCAGGCTGTTCCTACAGAAAAAATATTCGATCAAATTTTCCTTGGAAAGTCTGGCGATCAAGTACGAAATGTTTTCAATTTGCTAGACAATTCTGGTCCAGAAGGTCAGCAGTTGGTGCGCGACATTAAAGGTCGGTTTGGCGAGCACATCTTGGAAAACACAACCAAGAACGTGCAACTAGACACCAAGGGCAGACCCTACGTGTCTACGCCAGAAATGAATAAGCTGGTTACAACCCTAGACAAGAGCGGCAAGCTGGATCTGGTCTTTGGTCCTGAGTGGGCCAACCATTACCGGACGCTCAACGAGGTGGTCAAGGAAATCCAAACCAAACCTCGGGAAGTGCTGAGCACGTCTGGCAGCGGCGAGACGATTCTAGGGGCGCTGGCAGGTGTTGGCGGCGAGGTTCTTGGGCAAACAATGGCAAACCAGCCTGGCCTTGGGGTTCCGATGTACGTTGGGCAACGATTATTCAAAGCTGGTACAGAAAAGTTTAAAATATCGCGTGACCAAACCAAACTGCAAGATTTTTTGAATTACAAACCGTGAGTCGATCATGTCAGATATTGATCCCGTCAAATATGGTCAGTTAATCGCCAAGGTCGATTTGCTGGAGAAGCAAGTCGCAGATATGCAAGCCGACATAAAGAAACTGTTAGAGCTTGCTAATCAGAGCAAGGGCGGCTTTTGGTTTGGAATGGCAGTCATCAGCGGCATCAGCACCGCTGCCGGTTGGGTCATCAGCCACTGGTCCAAATGATCGGCATCGAGGCGATCCTCGGGCTTGGTGGTGAGATCATCAAGCGGGTCTGGCCAGACCCAGCGCAGCAGGCCAGCGCTCAGCTCGAGCTGTTAAAGCTCCAGCAGTCGGGTGAGCTTGCCAAAATCGTTGGCCAGCTCGAGATCAACAAAGCCGAGGCAACATCAGGCAGTCTGTTTGTGGCCGGCTGGCGTCCGGCAATCGGATGGGTCTGCGCCACCGCACTTGCCTATCAATACGTTTTGCGACCAATTGGCT